GCGGCCATCGATCTTGAAGCCCGCGCCCCGATGGAACCGCAGCCGGTCCCAGACGTGGGCGTACATCTCCTTGTACGCGCGCCAACCCTTCGACCACTGCGGCGTGCCATCTGCAACCGTGAACCTGTACCTGTTGATCATGACGGTCCCCTTTACGTCGGTGTAGATGCGTTGATGCCCCAGTACGCCACGGGCGCAGAGTAACCGGGGAAGTTGTACTGCGCCGTGTAGACATCGATCCCTGTGTCCTGTGCGCCGCCGGTTCCTGTGACAGCGTTGTTCGTGGCGTAGACCGCGAACGGCGGGCCGTAGTTGTATTCGACGTCCGCAACGGACTGTCCGATACATCCTGGCGACCCGATGTGAACGCTTGAATCGGTCACACCGTCGGTTCCGGTCCTATCGATAGGCCCACCCGACCACACGATATCCGTGAGTTCAACGCCGCTGTTGAGGTCGAACACGTCGTTGTAGCCGCCGCCGAACGCACACTCGACGCGCAGGTGAGTGCTGGCAACTAGGCCGTCACTGCCTGTCGGTGTGACCCTGCCTGGAGGGATCCGAGAAAGCGTGAGACTGCTTGCGCCCGCCGAGCCGGCGCCGAAGAACCGGAACTCGGAAGCGTACGGGACGACGAAGCGATAACACAGAACGTGAGCGATAACGGGCAGGGTGAACGAGTCGTTGAAGATCTCGGTTCTGTCCTGCGTCGTCCAGTTGAGAACCGCGCCGTCCTCGCTGCCATCGGCGGTCTTCGTCCATAACCCGGTGCTGAGCGTGCCCTTCCACCCCGGAGGGTAAGTAACGAAGTCGGGGAAGGCCCCGTTGATGAATGCGACAAGCTGGTCGCCCGGTTGGACCCCTGATGGCATCTGGATGGGGACCGGGAACCCTGGTTTGCAATCGACGTGTAGCTCTGTGGTCGCGACGTCGATGAATTGGGCGAACGGCCCGGAGATCGGCGCTGGCAGCGAATTTGGCAATCCGGTGTAGGAGCCGTGGACGTTGCCCTTGTATCCCGAACCGGGAGTACCAACCTGGACGAAGTAATACAGCCCCATGGTGATATTGAATGTCACTTCGGAATACTTCCTGCCGCCGCCGGTAGGGGCGTTATCGTTGTGGGCGACCAGGGACAGCGATCCCATGGACGGGTACCTCGCTGTTGCCGAATACACGTTCAGCACAGTGTCCAGACTCCCGTACGGCGATGGAGTAGGAAAGCCGTCGCCCGACGGGGCGTCGCCGGCATTGCTATTGATGGTGCTGATGTGGACACCTGTTGCGTTGTTGTAAGCGTAGAACCACCACCACACCGTCTGGAAGATTCCCCCGGGCTCGCCACTCTCAGTAGTGGCGTCATCGACGAACGGGAACGAGGGAAAAGAGACACTGGCGGTATCCAGCCGTTCCGCGTTGCGTATGAGGTCGTTGTTCGGTGCGGTCATGGTATGGGCACCATCACGATGGAGATAACCGCGAGCGTCCCGGGCCGCGACGTTCCCACCTGGAAGAACTCCGGGTAGATCCTATCGCCCTCATTCAGGTGATGGATGTTGAACTCGCTCGAGTTGAACGCGCCGTCCTCGGAATCGTTCACCGCGTCGCGATGGTGATCGGGATACACGCGTAGGCGCGTGTTGCTGTTCAAGATCAGAGCGTCTGCACTCTGGTCGGCAGTCACCCTATGCATATTGGCGTTCACCTGCACTCCACCAGGAGTCCCATCGTTCGGATGCGTCGAATCGTGGCGTCCGATCTCAAGCGTAAGCCGTGCGATCCAGTAGTCCCTGTCTGCGTGCCACTCCGGCCCGTACTTCGCGACCGCGAGCGGGCCGGCGACCGTGAACGGTACAGTCGTGTACGCGCGGTTGTCTGTGCAACTCTGCCGCTTGTAGACAGGGCGCGGCAGCGTTCTACGGTGTACCTTCGCCGGAATCTCCAGGTACTGCAGTCGCCCACCCAGGGGCCCCGTTGGCTGCGTGTTGGTCATCCGTCACCGCCGTCGGGGTCGCCGTTGATCATGTCGGTGTCGTTGATGAGCGTATCCCAACCCATCTCCACCCAGTAGATCGGAGCCGCGCCACCCGTCCGAGGCGGCATCGGGTCAAGCGTCACCGTCACGTCCGTACAGCGCATCTTCCGCGTCCCACCGAAGAAGTCGGCCAACAGGACATCCGCGCTGTCGTTCAGCCAGACAGAGCCGAGCGTCCACGGGGCGTTGTTCGACAGCCACGTCGTCTTCATCGTGATCTGCGCGCCGCCGTACTCCTTCAGAACTCCCCTGCCGGCGTCCTCGAGATCCTGGAGCCAGTTCGGGTTCTTCTCATCGAGCGTGATGATGTCGGTGTTGATGACCGACTCGCGCCGCCCGAAGTCGTCGGCCGTGAGGTTCCTGACCAAGGTGTGACGAGGGCCGTACGGATCCGAGTTGTCACCGAACGCTGTCACGGTCGTGACCATGTCCGACGAATCGAACGTGATGTCGATCTCATGGCAAGCCTCTGGGTCGAGCGTCAGCCCAGTATCGACGCCGCGCGACGGGCCCCACATGTTCAGGTAGCCCTGCGCGTCGATCTCCCAGTCGAACCCTCGGCCCTGAGCGGCGAGGTTCCTGATGGCGTCCCCCGCGTTCAGGCCAAAGCAGTACGCCTGCAGCCGAGAGGCGAACGTCCCTGTCGCGGCGCCGAACTGGAACCCCATGTCGCCGTTGTACTGGTTGTCCTGAAGCTCAGAGAGCAGAGCTCGAACATGGACGTCGGCCGTGTCGTTCACTTCGTAGACGTGGCGCACGATCCGCTTATCCAACCGGGCAACGTGTCCCACGGCGGTCGCCGTGTACTCGATGCCGCTTGTGGGGGTACCGCTGCGGTGGAAGTTCGTGAACTCGCCGCCCCAGTCCACAGGGCCAGTGATGAGCACGCGGTGGGGCGGCGTGAATACAGTCGACGGGTCGTCAGGCCGGATGTCGATCTCTGCCGACGCGGCGCCGCCCGCCTCGAGCGTCCACACCAGCCGTGCCGACTTGAAGCGAGGGATGTCTACGACGTCGAACCCTGGCACCTCATCACCCCAATGCCTTCACGGACCAGAAGTCGCTCACGCCGTTGACCGAACCGCCGCCGCCGCCCGTGCCTTGCCCGAGGGCATGGGCGCGCGGCACGGTACCCGTCCCGGCGACAACTGCAGGCGAGGCCGTCGCGTTCACCTGACCGAACGCCGTCGCTGCGGGAACAGCACCTATCCCTGCAGTCACCGGAACGTTGACAGCAGCCTGTCCAGTATCCGTCGGGGCCGGGATCGTACCGACGCCTGCGGTAGCAGCGGGGACAGCCTTCGCTGTACCGGATGCCGTTGGAGCAGGGACGGCACCGAAGCCAGCGACAACGGCCGGCATCGTGGTCCCTGCAGCCGTAGAGAACGCCGTAGCAGCCGGAACCGCGCCGACGCCCGCTGTAGTGCTCGGCGCCCCTAGCCCACCACCGGAGGTCGTCGCAGCCGGAACCGCTCCCGTCCCTGCGACGGCTGAGGGACTCGCGGTCGCGTCGGTCCCGGTATCTTGAAGCAGGAGGAGGTCATCCATGACCTCACGCCTTCAACAAGTTCCAGGGGAAAGCCCTGCCCGTTCCTGCGGTCTGCAGCAGCGTGACCTTGACGCTGTTGTCGATGGGGATCGGGTCGCTGTAGAAGTTCGCGTCCTCCTGCACGTTCGCCAGGATGTAGACCCTTGCCTGCCGCTCTGTGCCACCCGATGCATACTTCGTCTTGACGCGCAGTTCCACGGTATCGCCGAGCACCATCGCGTTGCAATCCACGACCAAGACGTACACGCCGGCTGTCGTCTGCGTGGACAGGGTGTGCTCAGTACTGATCACAGCGGTTTGTGTGCCGCTGTCTACAGACGAGACGGTCATCTAAGTCCTTCCTAGAGCAAGACGAGGTTCGCGGACACGTTGGAACTCCCGGTCGCAGCAGCGGCCCGCATGGCGACACGCGTGCCAGAGGGGATACGCAGCGGGACGCTCCACATGGCCGGATCGCCGTTGCTCGAGTCTCTGATGTTCAGGTTGGGAACGATGACCTGTTCAGAACCGGCTCCGCCTATGCCGACATCGAGGAGGAACTGCGTACCCGACACCGCCCGCACGCAGATGAGCCCCCAGAAGTGTGACCGAGTTGTGGCCGCTGTGATCTGCGTCCACGCTCCCTTGGTGTTGTTCGAGCCGCTGGTGTTGACCTGCGTGCCGGTCGTTGAGGCTGTCGTGGAGCCATAGTCCAGCGCAGACTGCGGATACCCGGACTCACCGGAGACCACGATGCAGTTCACTCGCACGTAGTTGCTTCCGGTCGTTGACTGCGACCGCGCAGAGATCCGCGAGTTCTTCGGGATGGCGATGGGCACATAGGCGTAGTCCATCGTCGGGTCTTGCTGGGAATAGTAGTACAGGTTCGGCAGGATCACCTGCTCTGAACCCCCAGCGCCGACAGCGATATCGACAAGGAACCCGCGCCCGCTGACGTTCGCGCCACCGAGGACGATGAACAAGCCAGCGCCGGCGTGACTCGTCGCACCGATCAACTGTACGAACGAGCCCTTCGTGTTGCTGGACGCGCTAGACGTAACCTGCGTGCCCTCGCTCACGCTGGTATCGGCCCCGGCGTTCTCGTATGTCTCTGCAACTGGGAACGTGAGCTTCGGCATCAGAACAACACCATCGCTATCGAGACGCTCTTGGTCCCGGCCGCTGCTGCGACCCTGGCGGCGATCCTTGTGCCGGATGGGATACGCATCGGCAGGGAGAACATCATGCCCCGGCCGCTGCTGGAATCACGGATCGGAAGGTTCGGGATGAGCAACTGCTCAGAACCAGACCCACCGATGCCGACATCGAAGATGTACTGACTGCTCGACGTCCCGCGCCCGCAGATCACTGCCCACATGTGCGACCGAGTGGTAGCGGATGTGATCTGCGTCCATGAGCCTTTGGTGTTGGACGAGCCGCTCGAGGTGATCGTCGTGCCGGTAGTCGAGCCTGTGTTGGTCCCATAGTCGAGTCCAGACGGTGGATATCCCGATTCTCCCGCGATCACGATGGCGTTCATCCGAACTGTGGAGCTCCCACTAGTTGCCTGACACCTCGCGGAGATACGCGAGCCCTTGGGGATCGCAACCGGAAGGAAGAACCTGTTGATCTGCGAGTCGTTCGCCGAGAAGTAGTACAGGTTCGGGATGATCACCTGTTCCGACGCCGCTGCCCCTACGGCGATATCTACCAGGAAGCCGAGGAGGGCAGCGTTCGCGCCGCCGATGCTCAGAAGGATGCCACCGCCGGCGTGAGCCGTCGCACCGATCAACTGCGTGTACGACCCCTTCGTGTTCACGGATCCTGCGGTGACGTTCGTGCCTTCACTGACAGACGTGTCCGCGCCGGCGTTCTCAGCGATCTGCCCAGCGGCTCTGAGGAGCGGCATCAGAACCCTCTCGCGTAATCGACTTCGAATCCTGCAGATTCAGTGAACCGCTTCCGATCAAGCGTGACCTCTCTACGGTGGCGATGTTCGTGGTGGTTCACGCTGATGTTGGTGTGGCCGCGAGGGAGCTTCGGGACGTTGTGCGTCGCGTAGGTAAGTGCGTCGGCCATGAACTGCTTGTACTGGGCCTGACGCTTGAGCTTCTCCTGCTCCTTGAGGTTCGCGCTCCAGTCCCGCGCAGCCTTCCTCCAGGCATCTGCAGCCTTGTGCGCTTCCTTCGCGTCCGTAACCTTCGCCATGTCGCGCATGGCCTGATGAAGAAGCAGCGTCTCGTTCTGCCCGATCCCAGGCGTCTTGAGTGCCTTCGTCATCGCCTTGACGAAGCGGTCGCCGTACATCGGCCCCTGCACCGACTTCACGTACAACCCGAAGTCCTTCAGTTGGCGTTGGAGATCCCGTGGGAGCGACGAACCGCCGCCGCCTGAGCCTCCTGTGCCGCTGGAGCCGCCCCCCGACGTTCCGCTCGAGGTGCCGCCGGCACCGCCCGCTCCACCCTTGAGTTCACGGCGGATGTCGAACAGCACCTGAAGCTGCCGCTGCTCGATGTGCTGAAGTGCGTCGAGGCCCGGAACCTTCTGCTGCTTGCCAGTCGGCCCCTTCACGCCGGGGAACGTCGAGGGGTCGTTGTGCGTGCCGACGTCGAGCGGCAGCGTCCACGCATCCCCGACACGCTTGAAGCCCGTGGCCTTCATCGGATCGACGAGGTGCTGCTTCAGAGCTTCGTCAGGCCACGGCGACTTCGGGCCGGTATGAACACCGATGTTGATCTGTCGCTTCTTGTTCAGGAACGTGTTGAGGGTAGAATCAAAGTTCGCCAACTGCCGCCTGGCAAGGTCAGTGTTCGCGGCGATCTGCACCTTGTGGACGTTGCCGACAAGATGATCGACGTCGCCTTGGACGCCGTGGATACCCTTGCTCGCGTCATCTTGCAGACCTAGCTGCACCTTGTAGTTCTTCGAGGCGAGTTGTTCGGCTTGCTTCTTGCGATCCTGCATGGCCTTCTTCGCCGTGCCGTCGTTCAGCGTGAGATCGATCCCGAACGCCTTCGTCGCCAACTGACGCAGGATGCTGGTGATCTTGTTGAGCGGCCCAACGATGGCATCGGTGAGGTTCGTCGCGAACTTGTTCGCCATGTCTTCACCCGTGCCGAACGTCTTGATGATTTGCTTCTCCAGGTTTGAGTTCGCGATGACATTCGCAGCAGTGACGTTCCCCGACTGCAGCAGCGACGCAGCGAGATCCTTGCCTGCGGAACCCCCAACCTTCGAGATGTCCAGCAAGTTCTGATAGAACTCTTTCGATTGCGCGTTGGCGTCTTGGAACGCGCTCAGGATGTCTTGACCCGTGAGGTTCGCGGTCGAGCGCAGTTGCGCGACCTCCGCGTTGGTCGCCGTCGAAGACGATGTCATCGAGTCCAACTGGCTCTGCGCCTGCTGGGCCGACGATGTGAGGTCGTCCAACGCCTTCGGGATGAAGAACAGCGCCGTCTTCGCCTGATCCTTGAAGTCGGTCCACGCCTTGGTGACCGTATCGATGGCGTCGCCGAACGTCTTCGCTTGGTCATCAGAAGACGCGAGGTCAGACTCCAGTTGGGACATGAAGTCGTGGACGTCGATGCCTACACGGGACAGCCCGCTCAGGTGCGCTGTCATCTGAGCCGTTGACTGCTGCCATGCCTGGTTAGTCTCGTTGTTCTTCTGGATCTGCTTCTGCAGTTCGAGCGCGGCAGCCTTCGCCTGAGCGTCTGCTTGTGCCTGCTGCTGCGTCGCACTGATCTCTGTGTTGACCGCCGTGACGTACTGATCGATGTTCGCCGTCGTCACATCAGCCAGGGACGACGCGCCGATGTCCTGCAGTGCCTTCGTCGTGATGGTGGCCTGATCCTTGGCGCTGATGCCGAGATCGGAGAACGCCGACTTGACGCTCTGCAGGCCGTCGAAGAGATGCTGAAGCGCACTGATGTCGGGGCCCTGGATGCCCTTGAGGAACGACGTGATGGCACCCCCGCCGGGGAAGGCGTTCAGCAGGGTCGAAACTGTGCTGCTACCGGCGACCGACTGGATCGCGCCAGCGAGACCCCGCTCGCGGAACGCCGTCAGTTCTTGGCTCGCGTCGCGCACGCCCTGGATCAGCGCGAAGATCTGCGGCAGCCCGCTCGAGCCGATGGTGTTACCCAGACGTGAGACAGCGGTAGAAGCCCCACTGACGGCAAGGCCCATCTCGGCGAAGGACGACGTCGCGTCCTTAGCGCCAGCAGTGGCTGCGGTCGTAGCTTCGGCTTCCACCGCAGCAGCCTGTCGTGCGGCAGCGGCCCGCGCGAAGATGCTTTGACCGGCGATGGCGCCTCCGCCGATCCCTGCGGTGGCCTGGGACGCCGCAGCAGCTTGCATCTCTGCAGCTTGGGTGACAGCCGCCTGCCCAGCGGCGATCTCCGAGGCAGCAAGGTCTGTGTTGACAACGGTCAGGGTTTTGAAGAACGGGATGATCCACTTCACAGCAGCGAACGCGCCGAGTACCTCCAAGACACCTGTCGAATGCTTCGCAACAAGCTCCATGCCCGCCGCCAAAGCTGGCAAGACGTCGGAGGCCAGTTGCTGGCCCGTGTTCATGATCTCCTGGAACGCCTGCTTCAGCTTGAACGCCTGAGACTGTGCGGTCGTCGCGAACGCTGCGGCAGTATCCCCTGCGCTCTGGGTGATCTGCTTGAAGATCTCATCGACCTTGCTTGCTTGCTGCTGCGTCAGGTTCAACGCACCTGCGAGGCCACGGATGTTCGGGATCGCGTGGCGCATCATCTGGTTGTATGCGCCGGTCGAGTCCGTGCTCTTCTTGGCGGCGTCGCTCACCAAGCGCAGCGTCGCGATGAGCCCCTGACCCTTCATCGAGTCGACGACGTCCGTCACTGTCAGGCCCATCTGGCCGAACGCCTTCTCTGTCTGTGCAGTCGGCGCGACGAGGGACTGCAGCATGGCGCGCAAGGCCGTGACGCCTTCGTTCACGTCAAGGCCAGCGTTGGACATCGTCGCGAGTGAGGCCGCGACCTGCTGGAAGGAGATCCCAGCCTGGTCGGCGATAGGCAACACACGACCCAGAGCCGAAGCGAACGCGTCAGGCTCAGCAGTACCTTCGCGCACGGCTGCGGTCAGTGTGTCCATCACCTGCGCGGCTGTGAGGCCCTGATCGTTGAAAGCGTTCAAGGCGTTCGCAGTGATGCGCGCAAGGTCTCCCGCAGACCCAAGACCGATAGCCGCCCCGTGAGCAGATGCGTCCAGTGCCTGCATCTGCTGGGTCGTCGTCAAGCCAGCGGACGCAAGGAAGTACAACGCGTGTGCGAGGTCTGTCGGTGACTGCGCGGTTGCGCCCGACAGTTGCATCACGGTGCCCTTGAGGCTATCGAGCCTGCTCGCTGCCGTGTCGGTGATGGCTGCGATCAACGTGAACTCACGATTGAAGTCGACGGCGTTCTTCACCGATATCGCAGCGAAGGCGAGCGCGCCCAGCTTGGCGAGTTGGAACGCCCTACTGGTCGCCTGCCCGAAGCGAGCGGCGGATGCGGACGCCTCCTGCGTCGCTGCGGAGGAGGATGCCGTCGCCGCCGCGAACTCTTCGGTCGCTGCCGACGCCTGAACGTAGGCGGCCTTGAGTTGCGTCGCGTCCCCTGTTATCAGCACTTCCAGAACGCTCGCCGGCATCGGACTCCTCCTCTCCCTTGGTCGCCCACTTCTTCGCCATCGCCCGCATCGTGGCGATCATCTTCCCGGCCTCGTCAGGCTGACCCTCGTACTCGTCGTACTCGTCGTTCTTCTCGAAGACCCAACTCCACCACGTCGGCATGAAATCTGCCAAAGGCTTGCCGCTCTGCGAGGTCATCTGCATCAGGCTGCCGAAGCCGATGTCGATCCGCTCATGGACAAGCAGCGGCCCGTACCGTTCTTCGAAGTACTCCCACTCCCGCACCTGGGCGGCCGACAACCTCTCGGCCAGCCAGTCGATGTCAGGGGTGCCGAAGGCTAAGGCGAGTCGGGCGAGGCGGGCTCGCCCTGGTCGCCTTTCGAAGGGTTTACCTGTGCGGCGACTTCAGCCTCGGTCTGCATCCCCGACAGCCGACGCGCAGCGTCCCAGATCCTGAGGATCGCTGCGGACGATAGAGCGCTCAACTGTTCGACGTCCTTCCGCGAGAACGCTGGTTGATCGGGATGCTCGTCGTCAAGGACGGTCATCGCAACGAGCTTCTCGCGGATGTAGGTGTTCTTCTGGCCGTCGGGATCTCCGACCCACCGCTCCCACTCTTCGCGCTCCGCAGCCGTCAAGCCCCGGACGCGAACGAAGGGCACCCCGGAGGGTGCCCACTCGTCCGTCTGAACTTGTTCCACCGGCAACTCTTTAGCTGCCAGGATCTTGTCACGTAGTGCTCCCATCGCGTTGGTCCCCTTTTCTTCCGCGATCCACCAGCCCGAGTTTACGAGCCGGGCACGACGCCTGGGTTCACGATCTTGAGCGTCGTGTTGAGCATGTACAACCCGTCCAACGGCGACTCGTACTCGAGCTTGGTGATCAAGCAGGTGATCGAGAAGCTCTCACCGGAGCCACCATGCGTGGCGACGACGGTGATGGGCGTGTCCGATCCCGTGGTGTACGCGGAGATCACGTCGCCCTGACCGGCGTCGGCCGGGTCGCGAGCGAACACGGCATCGACCTCGGAGCCGTCCTGCAGGCCCCCCACGAAGTCCGTCCAGTCCTCGTTGTAGACCGAGGCGTCGATGAGCGCACGCGTGGAACCGAAGGCTCCAAAGCTTCGCATCTGTCCTGCCGCTCCACCGTTGATGGTTACAGACAGGGTACGGCCACTGTACTTGGTCATGCTTCCCTCCTTGGGATCGAACTACTAGGTTTTGACGGAGTCCTCGTACGTCACCTCGAAGTCGAGGACACGCCGATACTTCTTGACCAACGAATCATGGTCTTCGAACTCGTTGATCGGGTGTGCAGTAAGGAGAGTTCCAGCCATCACCCCTCCGTATCCAGACAGTGCGCCAAGCAGGGCGTTCCCGACGTCTGCTGCCTCGTCGTACGTCCTGCCCCAACAGTCGAATTGGATGCGCGTGAACACGAACGCTTCGAAGTCTTCGAACGGCTCATAGTTACGATCACGGCGTGCGCTGATCTTGTGCCACGCGATAGCCGGGAACGTCACGGGCTCAGGGAGTTTCCCTGGATAGATGCGCGTGCTGACGACGCCCGCCAGTTCCGTCGACAGATAAGCGAAGAGCGTCTCGGACAGATCAGGCACGGTCGATGACCGCCTTGGCGACGAGGGCGGCGGCCTCGGTGTTGGCGGTGTCTGCCGCAGGCCGCAGATACGGCTCCGGTGGGTTGTGTGGGCCGCCGTACTCGACCTGTCCCGCGTAGACGACGTCTGTGAAGACGCGCCCAGTCTCATACGTGAGCGAGTCGCGCAGATGGCCCGTCAACACCGGCACGAGTTCACGCGCAGTGGTCAACACCTCGTCGCCTAGCTCGTCCACTGCAGCCGCCACGGCGACATCGGCCAACACTGTGCCAGCAGCGAACTGCGCGAGCAGCTTCTCGACACCCAATACCTCGATGGTCATCCGCCAACTCCTCCAACGGTGTCGGGATGCGCGACGGCGTCCACGGACACCTCGTCTTCTCCGACGGCCTGCAGATCCATCTCCTTGTGCGACACGCTCGCTGTGAGGGGATCCGTCATCGGTCTTATGGGCGCGATGATGTCGAACACCGTGTCGCCGTACACGATCTGGTCGTGGCTCTGGAAGTCGAAATCCGCACGGCCGACGCCAAACCAGAGCGCCGTCGGGACGTAGCCGACCTCGAGGGCTTCGGTGGAGCGCCGCGCATCCTGCTGCGGTTCGAGATACATCACGGTTTGTGACTCTGTGAAGATCGGGAACGGTTCACCCGACGGCGACTGATCGAACCCCGTCGGACGCCTGACCGTTACCGCTTGCGTCATCAGATCCTCGACCGTCATATCGCTCCTCCACCAGCTTCCGCATCGCATCCACCGACCTGGCCCGTCGGTACTCGTCCTGCAACGCGATGTTCATCCGCTTGCCGTCAACGTCTTGCCCAGGCCAGAGGTCGTTGCCACTCACGCCGATGCGTGCGTGCTTCAGATGCAGAGCTTGACCGGGCTTACGAAGGGGACGCCCACACAACACCGTGAGCGCTTGGGCCATCGCCTGATCTTCTTGGCCCCATCCTCGGAAACGCTCGTCACATCCTCGGACGAGATCCCAAGCGTCACGACTCACGACGAGAGGCGGCGCCGCGTTGAACATCGTGAAGCCTTCCATCTTCCCGAAGGCCCTGAGGTCAAGCGGTCCTTGCCACTCCGCTCCCTGGCCCAGGATGTGCTCTGTCGCAGCCTCGTTCAGCTTGACCTTCTGGTTGTAGGGGTGCGCCCACTGACTCTCGGAAGTACGAACAGCCTGCACGGCTTCACGCAGGACGTTCGTATCTACGAGCGTGTCCGCGTCGCCGATGACGAAGACGTCTCCGGTGGCTTTAGCGGCAGCGCGGTTCAGCGCCAACGTCTTGTGGAACGGATCTTCCCCATCATCCGAACAGCAGACGATCTCGGCTTCAGGCCACGTCCGCTCGTAGTAGGCGCGCACGAAGTCCCAGAGGCGCGTTCTCGTCCCGTCGGTGTCGCGGAAGGCGACGAGGATGCTCGTCTTGCCGTTCGGCTTCGGAGGGCGCTGCACCCTGGGCTCGCGCAGCGTGATGTTCCTTCGGATCTTGAACGCGGCGACCAACTCGTCACGGACGTGAGGAT